ACTTGATGAAAATGGAAAACAGATAAGGCCTACATATCTTCAAGACCCTTACTTCCGGGAAACGACAAAGACGGAAAAAGCAGCAAGAAAAAAAGCTATGTGGTGGAGAGATATGAAAGAGCGTATCACACCACCTGAAACGTCCAATCTTTTAAAATTCCCTCCCCGAAATAGAAATACGCCTAACCTTATAATAACAGGAGAGTATCATAGAAGTATTACCCCTGTTGTTGTGGATGGGAAAGACGGAGGAAAGATTATAACCAGATCTATAGGTTTTTATGCTGGGGATAATGCGCTTGAAGAAAAATATGGTCCATCGCATTTAGGATTGACGAGAAAAGCAAAAAAGTATTTGCTGGATAATCGTATAAAACCAGCGATTAAAAATTTACTAAAAAAATATGGATTCAAATGAATGTGAAAGCACCTTGTAACTGTTCGTCTCAAAATAAGGCTATGGCCAACCGAGAAAATATGAGAAGATTGGCAAGTAAAGCCGCCAGAATGGATCAGCGTATTTATGTTATTATTCGTAAACATGACGATACGTACACTTTCGAACCAATTGACGCAATTGGAACTAACGGAGATATAATAGAATATGTACATTATTTATAACGATCAAAATGGAACTTAATGATTTAACTTTTTCACTTCAGAATGGGGTTTATAAAACTTCTTTTCAGCCAACAGGTGATTTTAGAATACATATTAAACGACAAGCGTCTGGTCGGTTGTCGTTCTTTGAAACAATAACAGGATCTGATCCTGTTGCTTTTGGAGTTATAAATTGGACTCTTCCTAATTTCGAGGCTAAAGTCCCCGATGTGACTCCGGGAATGACTATTATCGTTGAAAGTGACACTCCTGTTACAAAATGTCAGTATACTTATGAGTGATCTTATTTTAAAGACATTAGAAACAAGAGAATTGAAGCTAAACACAATGCAGCTTCGAGGTTTCTACGGTAAAAAAATGCGAAGGGGTTCTGGTGGCGGTAGTTCCGGCGACGGCTTCCCGCAACTTCCGGGCGATGTCACTCGTTGGCATTTCGGCGGCCTGACGAACGAGATGATGGCAGCGATGGACGATCCTCGCCTTGAGGATGCGGACGGCAAGGGCAGGTTCCTTTCCTTCAAGAATTTCGCTTGGAAGGAAGGATCGGGGATTAGTGATATTTATCCCGGCGCAATTGTCTTTGACGGAGTAGACGATTATGGTATCTGTGAGAATTTCCCTATTCTGACTAAGGAAAAGGGATATACGGTTGTGGTTTTGAGACAGTGGATAAATAATTCGACTAATGGTGCATATTTGGTATCAAATGCAATAAACAATGGTGCTTTGGGGGCTTTTATTTTTGAACGAGATAAAGATTCAATCACTTATAGCTTTGGGCGTGCTACAAAAATAAATGTGAATTATAATAATCCTATAACTTATCAAATATCAAATAGCTATAATTCTGTCGAAATTACCATGGGTACATTGTTGAAGGGCAATGATACGTTACTTGTAGGAGTTAATTACAAAACAGATGCCTATTTATATGCCAATGTTGCTATCTGGGAACTTGTATTTCTCGATCACGACGCCACCGAAGAAGAGCTAACCAAGATCAAAGACTACTTCGTTAAAACCTATCCCTGGCTTTTCCCCGACCGAGCATGGACAGTGGTAGGCAAAACCAACGAGGACGAAGATCGTGCTACTATTGCCAACATTACGGGCAATGGGAATGATCTTGTACTGTCTAATTTTGGTTTTGCAGAAGGGAGTGGGTATGGGTTGTATGCTCAAAATTACATTTCATACGCCATTACTAACAGAGCTGTTTATACAAAAACCAATTCATCGATTCACGTTACAAAGTCTATAACAATTTCACAGAATCTGCGAGAGATGTAACCATTCCATCGTACAGAATAAAAGTTACTGGTATACAGTCTGGTCAAGAGATGATTTATAGAGGGAGTAATAATACTTTTTTAACGAATATTCCATCAGACGGAATTTATGTTCTTCCTGCTGTAGAAAATGGATCTAATTTAGGATTTCAATTTGTTTCGTATACGGGTGATTGTGATATCACCATAGAGCAAATCCCCGAATACGAAGGTTATCTGGTTACTGATGGGGTGGATGATTCTGGTAGGGCAGTAGGATTAACTATATCAAAAGATTTTACATTAGTAGGAGAATGGATATTATTCTCTAAAACTTCAGTTAATGCTGGTTTATCAATCCATCCTCAGATTCACATTTTTAATCGACCCGAAGCCATTCAGATCATGTTTAGAACAGCAGGTAAAACTTTGCCAGTTAAATCTCTAAAGGCTATATGTTCTGATGGACGATGTTATGATGAAAACTGGAGTGAATTAAAAATAAATGTGGGGGAATTTACTGATAATAAAGGTACTTTATTCGTGGCGAGCAATGGAACCAATTATGCACAAATAGCTTTTAAGAATTTAGGTATCTATGATAATCATATCCTCTCCAAAGACGACTGTATCAAAGCCTACAACTACCTCCAAACCCTAAAAGCAAAGTAACATTAAAAATTTAATTGAATATGAAATACGCAATTGTAGACATCGTGTGGTGCAAGTCCCACGGGATAGAAGTCCTACCGGAAATGAGGACGAGTGTAGACCAAAGCAAGGTAATCTTGCATGAGGAATACCTTGCACCCTTCGATGATGAAGATTTTCCTCGCTATAGTTTTAGCGATCCGTCTTTTGTCGAACTACTGAATAGTGAAGAATGGACTTATCCAGAAGGAGAACAACCCGTAATCAATAGGCAGTTCAGCAGATTATTGGCTTTGGACGAACTGGACAAGGAGGCTACAGAAGAGATAAATACATATGACCTTTCCCCGTCGGAAGCCTTACAGGTCAAAGATCGATACCCCGAATGGGAAACCGGAATAAACGTCAAAACCGGCGAACGATACCGAGTTGAAGATGTCCTTTGGGAATGTGTTAAAGACCATCTCACACAAGAGAACTGGAAGCCTAGCACGGCTACCCTAAGCCTGTGGAAAATAGTAGACGCAGAAGAACATTCCGGCACGATAGAAGATCCTATTCCATATAAGCAAAATATGGCACTTGAATTTAACAAGTACTACACGCAGGACGGAGTATTGTACCTCTGCATACAGGCTATGACACCGGGACCGTACGATTTAAAGGATGTGCCGGCGCATGCGCAGCCGATAAAGCAATAATGGGGTTTAAATAACTCATAGATCGATTTGGCTATTCCGTGCAATTTGGCTATGTTTGTAACAGCATAACAAAAGATTTAGAGCCTAAGAGCCATACCCGGTAAGAGTCATATCCTGCGGGGTATGGCTCTTTTTGTTTAATTTAAAATGAAAAAGAGATGAAGACAAATCAGATTATGACTCGCACAATGGGTGATTTCAAAGTTATCCAAAGAACCTGTGATGGAAAATTCGACTGCACAAGTTTATTATCTCAGTGGAATAGTTCAAATAGAAACAACACTAAAAAGATAAGTGATTATCTTAGATTAAAAGAAACAAAAGACTTTGTCAAAGCCCTTATGGAAGAGCCTGAATTTAAAGACGGGAATTCCCACCTTTTAGAAAGCACTGATTATAAAGATTTTCCCAAATCCATCGTTGCCGTAACAAGGGGTAAAAATGGAGGGACATATATGACACCTCTTATGTTTTTAGATTTTGCAATGTGGCTAAATCCCGCATTCAAGGTCAAAGTACTAAAATTCGTTCAAGACGAAATGATCCGATACCGTAATGACGCAGGAGATGCCTATAAAGAGCTTTCATCCGCAGTTATGAAAATCGTTCCGAGTCACTTCATGCCTAAAGCGATGCAAAAAATTGGCGAGGCATTGAACTGGATCATTTTCAATTCCCATGAAAAGATGCTTAGGAATAAACATGGTGACGAAGTCAAACAGCGTGAATTATGGCAATTAGAAAAGAAAATTGCAGGCTTGATAGAGGAAGGATTTATATCAACCTATGAACAGTTGATATCATATCTAAGAAAGCTGTATCGTAAAAACTGGGAGCCAAAAGTACTAACGGTATAAAACATTTTTTGATAAGTCTTCATATAGATCATGCTGGTCTGTGAAGAT